CTGATAGGTGCCTATCGCGGTTGCGGTGACTGCCAGACCGAATCCGCTTATGGATGTGACCGCTACGGCCGACGGTTGCCCGCAGTTAATCACGGTCCACGTCCCTACCTTTGTCATGGTCGCTCCGACCGGCTTGCGCGCCTTGAAATTGATGTACCACTGATCGGGCATAGCCGCGGCCGCACCGTAGCCGCTCAGGTTGAGATCCTCAGCCAGCACCTCGTAATACCGCAGACACCGCGCGAGGTCGTCGGCCGGGTGCATGGGCACGTAGTTGGCCGCCTGGCTGCCCACCACCAGCATGGCGTTGTCGAGGTACGCCGTGCAGGACGCGGCGAAAAAGATCGTGACAAACACGGACGTAGCGTCAGACGGAACCGTGATCGACGCTGTCAGTGCTTGATAGCCGCCGGCACCCGCGTGGAACGCTGAGTTACTTTGCGGGGCACCCGTACCATCCGCGCGCAGATTCACCCGTACCGCATTTGCGACGTTGACCGAAACGCGCACGCTCACGGACACGGCACGACCCGCAAGTTGAGAACCATCGCTTGACTTGAGCACCTGATACAGGCCCGTCACGCCTCCACCAGAACCAAGCACAAATGTGCAAGCAGCGCATGCGGCCGAGCCGACGTCCACGTTCGCCGTGTTTCTGGAAACCGACAGCGTGTCGCTGCCCGCTATCGTGAAGGTCCAACGGTCAGGCCCATAGCCCGTGCCAGCCCCGGTGAACGGCCCAGCCCCACGCTGCCAAATTTCCAGGCCGCCGTTGACCAGCAGGTTGTCGCGCGCGACGTCCGCGCCCAGCATGGCGTTGGTGATCGAGCCCGCCGCCGGTCCCCCCACCAGCAGACCCTTGCCAGCCCCATCGTGAACGTGGGTGCTCACCGCCGCGGCCAGCGCCTGCACATCCTCTTTGACAAAAATATCGGTCGCCGCGGTCGCGCGCGGAAATGTAGGAAACGAGTAATTTGGGTCAACCGGGATACGCGCCATCTAGCTGCTCCTCAAATCCACTGCACCGCTTTGATACGTAAACTGCCACGCCACTGGCGCCCGATCTCATCGAACGACTGCATGATTGAATAGTCGGTAAACGACAGCTCCTGCGTCGTCTCATCGGGCAGCACCACCGTCACCGCTCCAGGGTTGTCCACCGCCGCCTCGATCAGTGCCTGGATCTTCTTGCGGCCCATCCGCACCGGCACGCCATCACGGCGCACGAGCCCGTCGGCACACAGGATGTCCGCGCTGAATTCCATCACCCGCTGCGGCCTGAGCGCATGCCCCAGCGACACGGCCGACACCAGCGGCGAGCTGGCGTGGTCGGTGTTGTGCAGATGCACCCGCAATGCTGCCAGCGTGCAGGTCGCTCCCGTGGGAAACTTCGCGCGGTCATAGACCGCCGTGTTGAACGTGTGCGGAAACGCGGTCCACGCCATGCCCGGCGTCACGTCCAGGCGGTACTCCAGCGTCACGTAATTCTGAGCGTCGATCCGCGGACCCGTCACCGAGAAATGCCGCAGACTCTTGATGCTGGCGTGGTATCCGCCGTGCCAGACCGGCAGGTCCACCCACCCGTCGCCGACGAAGTACTTGTAATCCACGCACCCCGCGGGATTGGGCGTACACGGATTCAACACCCAGCCGATCGACCCATCAGAAAAACCGACGTAGGTCCGCGTGTGCCCGCTCACGGGTGAGCCGAGCTGGGAGACGAACAGCGCCTGGATGGCGCGGCCGACAAACGGGATGCTGACGCTGCCGTGCCACGCGTCGATGTGGACGGGCTCGCCCGTACCCTGCGAGCCCAGTGCCGTCACCAGCGTGCTCTGCCGCGGTCCTCGCACCCCCATCGAAACCCACGCCCCGAACTTGCACAGGTACCCCGTGTTGGTGTTCCGATCCAGCAGTGCCGCGTAGGCAAACATCTGCCCAACGCCCGCGAATGCCGTCACCTGGCCCGCGATGCCCGCCACGTTGGATGACAGGTCGTCAGGCCCCACCGACGTCCACGACAGGTCGGAATCGATCCGCCCCAGCGAATCCCCGTAGGCCACGTACAGGCCGTTCTCGAACGTCCCCCACGCCTTGCCGTTGTTGGGCGTATCCGCGTACCGCAGGAACGGGAACAGCTCGTGGTCGTCACCCGCGGCATTCAGCGTGTACGTGCCATCCGTTTTGCAGATGACCAGGGTGCCGCCACTGGTCACCAACAGCGACGTGATGGCGGCCGACTTGTCACCCGCCCTGAAGATCAGACTGGTGTAGTTGGCCTCGTTGGTCGGGTCGGCGTTGGTGTCCAGTTTTCTCAGACGGTTGATGTCATCCGCCCACCAGAACTCTTTGCCGATGACCGTGAAGGCCAACGCGTTGAACGTGGCCATCGCCGTGTACGCCGTGCCGTCCGACGTGTACTGCGCGACCGCGCCGGCCAGTGCGAAGAACGCCCGCTGCACGCCGTCGAAGTTCGACGTGAACACGCACACGTCCAGGATGGGCTGCCCGAACGTGTGCGCGATCGACCACACATCGCTCGTGCCCGCGGCTTTTCTCAGCACGTTCACCCCGTTGGCGGCGTACAGGGTGGTGCCGAGCTCGAAGAACCGGTTGATGCCTCGCGCGGCGTCCACACCTGCCAGCGTGTACGTGCCGATCTCAGGACCCAGGCACCACGGCCAGACCGACAGGTCCACCGCGTTGGCGCTCATATACCGCTGGTCGTCCCATTTTTCCTGCAAGGCCAAGCCCAGACCCAGCGTCAGATTCTGGAAGGGCTCCTCCCTGTCATTCGTCGGATTCGACCCCGCGTACGAGTAGTCGGGCGGCGCCACCGAGCCGACATCAGCCGTCTTGGTGGACACCAGCGCCGGCTGCCCCGGCTGCGGCGCACCAATCAGAAAACCCACGTTGTCGATCCGCACGTGAAACGGCCAGGGTGAGCGTTTTGCGTACAGACTCATCCAGCGGTCCTGACGCCTGGGCCGAACGTGCGCTGGCGATACAGTTTTTTCTGCGGCAGGTCAGCGATCAAGTGCTCGCGGACCAGGTCGTTGAACGCGGCCACCGCGGTGGCCTGGTCCCTGATCAATCGCTGGTTCGCCGCCGGCTCGAGCAGATGTCCGAACTGGCGCCAGCCAGCCACCAGCGCCGCGGACGCGGCCCACCCAGGCTCAATGGCCGCCTCGTCGGTTTCCAGGCTCAATCCCTGCTGGTCGCCGAACGTGCCCCCCGCCGGCCGGCAGTGGTCGTACGCCCGCTTCAGCACGCGGAGATAAATCAGGTCGCCGTCGTTGAACGTGTGCGGCTGGGTATTCAAATAGAAGTTGCCGCCGTCACGTTCGACCGCGCCCATGATCCTGCGCTCGAACGGGTCCTGCAGGTTGCGGTCCTCGCCACTGGCCAGTAGTCCCACCTGCAGCACGTTGCCACTGTCGATCAGCCACGGCGCCACCACGTTGAGGTCGTGCCGGGTGGTCAGAATCGTCGGAACACACGCCACCTCGACGACCATCCAGCAATGTTTCAATCCCTCGTTTATCAAGCGGTGCGTCGTCGGCGCGTCGAACGGTCCCAGGATCTCGAACCGCTCGCCCACTCCGCTCAGCCCACCGCCCGCGAGGTCCAGGTACTCGTACTGCTCCATGTCGTAATAGGTGAGTGCTTCGAGAAATCCGTACGTCGTGCCCGCGCCATCCGAGAACGGGCTGACCGACCACGGCAGATCGGGCGTGATGGTGCCCGTCGACGGGTCGTACGCCATCACGTAGCGATGCCGATCGGTGGGCTGGGTGGCGTTGGGACGGTACAGCGGACGGTCGATCAGCTGGTCTTCCTGGGGAATGCCCGACATGATCGGATAGGCCAAACACACGAGCTGGCTGGCCGTCGAGCCGACCATCGCCCTGACCTCATACGACGACGGGCCGATGTACGGGCCGGCTTCGACCGAAAAGGTCGCGCGGTACTGCTGCAGCGTGGCCATCAGCTCACCCTCCACCACCCATGAGATCGACCGCCACGACCGGGGCCGCCGGTTGCACCACGGGCTCGAGCGACGGTGCTGGCGTACTCGGGGGAGCCGGCTGCAATGAGGGTGTCGTCATGCGGGTCCGTAGACCAGGTCGTCGAGGCTGTTGATCACGGGCCTGGCCTCGAGCGCCGTCACCCGTGCCACCAGCGCGTTGAACTCGGCCGGCGTCGGATGCACATCCGGCCCCAGCTTGGCCGCGGTCACCGCCCCGTTGGCAATGTCCACCGTCTGTATCGTGCCGTCGGCGATCTTGGCCGACGTGATCGACCCGTCCGCCACCGACAGCGTCTGCCAGTCGTCTGGCAGCGTCACCGTCACCAGCACGCCCGTCGGCAATCGCCGGCTGACCTGCAGCCGTCCCGTGTGCCGCCAGGCGCCATCGGTGTAGCGGTCCTGGCTGACCGGGAACGTCGTGTCGATCATGCGTTCACGACCCTGGCACCTGGCCGTTTGATGATGATGCTGGCCCGCACGCCGCCCTGGGACGCGCGATTGTCCCTACGGTAAACCGTGGCAGCGATCGCGTCGTACGCTCGCCGATAGTCGGCGTCACGGGTCAGCCCGAGCTCGCGCATGGCATCCTCGCGCGGCAGAGACAGCCACCACTCGCCGTCGACGACGTCGGGTGTATTGGCATCCCCGATCAGCGGGTCGCCGTCCAGGCAGTGCCCGTCGCGTTCGACGCGGATCTCCGGCACGACGCCCTCGAGCAGTTTGGTCGCCGTCAGCACAGCGTCCCATGTCTGGCAGTACCGCACCTCGTGCTCGCCAAAGGTCAAGCGGAAAAAGCCCTGGCCGAAGGCGCAGTCGGACCGATGCGCCGCCGTGACGCTCAGGTACTCGGTCCGACCGTGCTCGTCGATCACGACGTGGTGAACGTCCCGTCTGGCGAGTACGTCGTCAGACCGTTGGCGTACGCCGCAATCCGGTAGTGGTACAGCGTGCCCGTCGTCAAACCGCCCAACGCCTTGGTCTGCGGACCAGTGCCCGATCCCTGCGTGTTGGTCGATCCGTAAGCCAACGTCGTGCCGTAGTCGATCCAGTTCAACGCCGATTGCGACAACGTGAAATTGACGGTCGCCCCCGACACGGTGATACCCGTGACCGAGATGGCCGTGATGCTGACTGCCTGACCGGTGGCCACGCTGGGCGAGCCGTTCGGAAAGACCGCGGTGGCGGCCGACGCGTTGGGCGGCCACCCCGCCGGACCAGGCGGCGCCTGACCCGTCTCGTTCCCACGCCAATCGACGGGCGTGTGCGTCCACAGGCCCATCGCGGCCCCGACCTGGGAGCCGATTTTGCCGCCGTCCAGCGGCATCGTCAGGACCTCGGCCGAGCCGGCCCCTCGACGTGCTCAGTCCTGGGCGCGTGCGTTTCACGTTCCGCCTTCGGGGCCGCCTTCGCGGCCTGCTCGGCGCTATACGCCTCCAGGCTTTCGATGGTCTGCTCGCCCGTGATGGTGAACCCTTCGCGCAGGTACACCTCGGCACTGGTCGCCGGCGCGATGATCGACTCACCGTCAGGTTTCAGGTAGGTGAAGTACAGCGTGCTCGGCGGCGTTACTGCCGGGCCGTGCTCGTGCATCAGGTTCGCCTGAGCCACGAAATCCACGGGTTCGCTCATGGGTCTTAGGTCCTCCTTCGTCGGGCCTCGTCGATGGGATCTTTACCGGTGCCTTCGATCGTGGTTGCCCTGGCGCCATCGGCGCTCAGTTTGCGTTGCAGGTCCTCGAGCGCGTTGGTCGCGCTCGTCTCGACGCCCCGCAACAGACTCGGCTCGGGCTCGTCGCGGAACTTGGTGTCGACCACCCGGATCACCGCGCCGTGCGCGCGGATGTCCCGGATGGTGGCCTCGAGCTCATCGGTGGTCTGCGAGTCGATCGTCTCGACATCGATCAGCGTGCCCAGCGTGGGATCTTTGAGGTCGGCCTTGCGGATGGCGTTGATCAGCTTGGCCCGCTTGCGCTGCTCGGCGATGACCCGCGGCCGCTCGAGCCGCTCCCACTCCTCGACTTCAGACAGCGAGTCGCCCTGCGCGGCGGTAACGGCCAGCAGGTGAAACCCCAGGTCGGCGTACAACGCGCGGTTCTGGGGATCAGACTGCAACTGGACGATGTCCCCGTTGGGGGTCGCCCACCAGCGCAGCGGGTAGTTGTAGTTCTGCCCCCGCCTGAGGGGAATGTCCGAGCGGCCAAGCGTTTTCGATTGCATCCGCTCGGTGAAGGTGTCGGTGGCCACGGTCTACGCGACTCCCTTGGCCCACACGCCGAACGTGGGTCGCATCATCTGGTGGCCGTAAATTTCTTCGACGGCCAATTTCCACGAGAACACGTCTATGTCGTAGAAGATGTGCGACTTCGGGGTGCGCTGCATCACCAGCGCGATGGCTTCCCGATGGCCGATGAAGTTGTTGGCCTGGCCGCCAGCCGGCTTGACGAGATTGGTGGTGACGCCCAGGTTCAGCCCGTACATGTCGCCGAGCTGGCCGTCCTTCGACGGCAGGTTGGTGTTGCCGATGTACAACGCATTGCTCCACCGGTCCAGGGCCAGCTTGGCCACCTTCTCAGCCGGCGACATCAAGAAGAATCTTTCCGTTTGCGGCGCGTCGGCGTTATCGAGCAGCTGCACCGCGGCCAGGACGTTGGCGTCGGACAATGCCGTGCCGAGCGAGCCAACGGTCTGCGTGAAGCCCGCGACGTCCACGGCCAGGTTGGTGTCGACGTCCTTGGCCAGGGCGTACCCCAGCTTCTGCTGGTATTCGGATTGGACATCGATGATGCTCTGCACCTTGACGATGTCCTCAATTCCCAATGCTGCATACGACCAAATATTTAAGGTGATCGTGGTCGCCGTCTCGGCCACCGTTTCGTACACGATCGCGGTGTTTTCGGTCTTCGCTCGAGCCGCGAGGTTGCCGATGCTCGCGACCTTGACGGTCTTGCCTACGCTGGCATCGTTCTCGAAGCCGCGGTTGACGGACTTGGCGAACAGCAAGTTCGATTCGGTCGCGCGGAGGACCTGCTTGCTCCAGATGTCGGGCGAAAAGACGCCGTCGCTGATGGTTTTATCAACGAACTCAGTGGCACCGGTGGCCATCGATAAACCCCCTAATGTTGACGAACGGGGATGCCGCGGGTTGACCGATGGCGTACCCCTGGCTTTGGCTTACCGTTCTCGTCGAACAGCGCCTCATATTCTCGAAGCGTCATGGCGGCGATCATTTCGTCTGTCACTTCTCGGACGCGACCGGGGGTACCAGAGTCGCGCTCAGGGACAGGCTCGTCACCGTTTATCTCGCTCATCACCGATTTCCTCAGTGCGGACTCGCGCTTACTGACGCCGAGC